CTCATATTCTCCAACGCTTCTTCTTCACCGTACTTTTTGTACAGTGCTTTCAGACGGTCTTTCAAATTCTGAATGATAGCTGCCGTTACCGTCTCGCTTCCTACGTCCTGCCTGTAACTGCCATGCTGGAGTGACGATGAAGCCACAGACCACGGACCGTTAATGACAAGTTCGTACAGTGCGATAAGGCAATGGTCTTTAGTGCATTCATCTATTTCGGAACGGTCTGAAATAAACATCAAACCGTTTTCGTATGCGATATTTTCAAGCGCATCATCTTCAAAGACAAATCTCGTAAGCCCATTGAGGTATGCTATCGGGTCAAATGATTTTTCCATAACTACTACGCAATGTATTGTACATTTAATCGTCTGCCTGACTTGTGTCTACAATTACGTGATTACGGAATGTTTTCAAGGCAGGACATGCTGACATCATAACATCGGTATGCCACTCCTTGTACAACCCGTTGTTGGTTGTAGTATTTACCACTGTACAGAGTCCGTCATTTGCTTGGGCGAAAATCTTTGTGATTACGCTTGAGCCGTATTTGTCGAACATCTGCTTGTCGAGGTTGTTGGTGTATTCGAACTCACAGGCATATCCGGCAGGACGCAGAACGGCAATCTTATCATCCCAGCCTTGCACGAATGTATCGCCGGTATTGGTAAGGTTACGTTCACGTTCTTCCACAATCTCAATCGGAGATACACCTGGATAATCACGGAAAGCTGCTAGGAACAACTCACGTGTAGTAGGCGCAGTAGCGGTTGTTGCGATGTAAGCTAAAGGATTTTTCTTGTAACTTTCGATCAATTCCTTAACTTCAGCATTTTGCAACATTACCTCGTAAAACATCTTGCGTGTAACCTGCCATACCATTGCACCTTCATATCCCCATTTTTCACGATATGCTTTCTCCTTTCCCGCCATCTGGCTAAGAATTTTGCAGTCTCCTGCCATCCAAATCTTTGCTCCTGCTTTGGTGAAGTTAACTTGGGGAATCTCGGCTTTATGCAGGGGTATCTGAATACCACGCGCAATGTTACTATAATCAATGCAGCCTTTTGACATCAATTGTGCGGTCATGAAGTTCATGGTCGCATCCGCACTATCAATCTGGGACTGTAATGTATGTACCCAAGCGGCTACCAAATCGGCATCGTTTCCAAACAATTCAAACTGTTTTTCCTTTGATTCACGCTCCATAGCCGTTTCAACAAAGCCTGGAGCGATAAAATCAGGTATAGATGCGGTGTACCAATATATTCCGTCTTTATCCATTTGGTTACTGTCGCCAAGTGGAGCACGCAAGTCCATTAAAGGAGCGGCTTTCAAATCACGACCTTTCACAGAAAAAGTGGCAATGCCATTGGGTGCGGTAGGTGTGGGAGCACCTGCTTTTACACCTTGGG